ATCGAGACCATCCTGGGCGTGAACGTCCTCAAGGTGGTGGAGAACATCTTCGAGCACAACGACGGGGTGGTGTTCGGCAAGAGCAACGCACCGGAGAAGAAAATCAAACGAGATTGCTAAAGGAGGAAGCTGCAATGAGAAAGGCTATGCTGTCCCAGCCAATGGCTGGAAAGACCCAGGAGGAGATCATCGCCACCAGGGAGAAGGCCGTCGCCGCCCTGAAAGCCAGGGGCTTCGAGGTCATCAACACGCTGTTTACCGATGAATGGTACAGCAAGGAGAAGATGGAGGAGCGCGGCGTGGTGCAAATCCCGCTGTGCTTCCTGGCAAAGTCTCTGGAGAATATGAGCCTGTGCCACGCCGCCTACTTCTGCAAAGGCTGGGAGCAGGCACGCGGCTGCAAAATCGAGCACGACGCCGCCGTGGCTTACGGCCTGGCCATCATCTACGAGGAGTAAAGGAAGGAGCACATCATGGATATTACGACCATCATTGAAGCGGCGGCTGCCCTCGTGGCTGCCGTCATCACCGCCGTGGTCATCCCTTACATCAAGAGCCAGACCACGGCCCAGCAGCAGGCGGAGATCAATGCCTGGGTGAAGATCGCCGTGACGGCTGCGGAGCAAATCTACCGTGGCAGCGGGCGCGGCGAGGAGAAGAAAGCCTACGTCCTCAACTGGCTGGCGGAGCACGGCATCACCCTGGACGAGGACCGCATCGACGCGCTCATTGAGGCCGCCGTCTACGAACTCAACCACGGTGTTCTGAAAGAAGGTGCGGGCAATGAGTAACAGCCCGCTGGTCAGCTACACCAAGCTGTCCCCCAACCATTCCGGCAAGCGCAAGCACGCCATCGACACCATCTCCATCCACTGTATGGCCGGGAACCTGTCCGTGGAGCGCTGCGGCGAACTGTTCCAGAACAAGGAACGCCAGGCCAGCAGCAACTACGGCATCGGCAGCGACGGGCGCATCGGCCTGTATGTGGACGAGGCCAACCGTTCGTGGTGTACCTCCTCCGCCAGCAACGACAACCGGGCCGTCACCATCGAGGTGGCGAACACCGTTGCCAAGGACCCGTGGCCGGTCTCCGACGCGGCCTATAAGTCCCTCATTGATCTGCTGGTGGACATCTGCCAGCGCAACGGCATCCCCAGGCTGCTTTGGAATGGAGATAAAAACCTCGTAGGTCAGGTAGACCGGCAGAACATGACCGTCCACCGCTGGTTTGCAGCGAAAGCCTGCCCTGGTGACTGGCTTTACAGCCGCCACGGCCAGATTGCCGCAGAAGTCAACAAAAGACTGGAGGCCGCAAAGGCCGGAAAGGATGAAGAAGCTATGGACACCAAACAGCTCACGAGCTGCGCCGACACCGGGGACAACCCCTCCGCCTGGGCCAAGGAGGCCACCGACTACTGCAAGCGCAAGGGTATCTTCGCCGGAGATGGTGCTGGCAACTACGGATGGCAGAAGCCCATCACCCGCGAGGCCACGGCCCAGATCATCTACAATCTGCTGGAGGCCGCCGGTATGCTGGAGAAGCTGCCGGACGTGAAGTGAGATATTCCCACTTTTTGTGCCAAAACGATAAAGGTTGTAAATCTTTATTACAAAGATAGTCCTTTTCCGTGGTACTGTCAAGGTGCCAAGGAGGGGCTGCGTGTGAAGATTTACGATTTTGAGGGACAAAAGAATATCTCCGGGGACCGTATCCACCAGGTGCGGGCGACCAAACGCATCTCCCAGGCGGACCTCGCTGCGAGGATGCAGGTCAAGGGCGTGTTCATCGAGCGGGAGGCCATCAGCAAGATAGAGACCGGGGACCGCTTCGTGACGGACTACGAGCTGATGATCTTTGCCGATGTCCTGGGCGTGACGATGGACTGGCTGACCGGAAAAGAATAAAAAATTTTGAAATCCCCCTACGGATAGTAGGGGGATTTTTGCATCTGCCGGGGCTATTGACATGGCCGAAAAAAGTGTGCTAAAGATATACAAATGCTATGCAAAAGTATTGCAAATGGAGGTTTTCCTATGCCGAGATATAAGGGCGCACACTTGACCTGGAACGACAGATTGACCATTGAAAAAATGCTCCGCGAGGGGTACAGCAAGCCGCAGATCGCCCGCTATCTGGGCGTGCATCACAGCACTGTCTACGACGAGTGCCGGAGGGGCGCGGTGGAGCTGAAACGCAGCGACCTGACCACCTATATCTCCTACTCCGCCGATGTCGCCAAGGACTACCACCTGGACCGCAAGAAGAACATGGAAAAGCCTCTGAAAATAGGCAAAGACCACCGGCTGGCCCGGTGGCTGGTCAAAACCATCTCCGAGGGGTATTCCCCGTCTGCTGCCTGCTCCATGCTGGGCAAAACGCCGGAGACCACCTTCTCCTGCACATTATGTCGTCAGACTGTGTATAAGTACATCGAGAACGGGGACTTGTGGCCCCTGACCAACAAGGAGCTGCGCTACAAGAGTGACCAGAAGCGGACCTACAACCGCGTGAAAGCAGCGAAAGCCCCCAGAGGGGACAGCATCGAGCATCGCCCGGAGCACATCAACAACCGGGAGGAGCCGGGCCACTGGGAGATGGACAGCGTAGTGGGTAAGAAGGGCACCAAGGCCGCCCTGTGCGTCCTCACCGGACGCGTGACGCGGGACGAGATCATCCGCAAGATGCACGACGACACCGCCGCCAGCGTCGTGGGCGTTCTGGACCGGCTGGAGCGCCGCATGGGGACCGCTATGTTCCGCCAGGTGTTCAAGAGCATCACCGTGGACAACGGGAGCGAATTTGCCGATTGCAAGGGCATGGAGCGCTCCTGTCTGCTGCCCGGAGAGAAGCGCACCCACGTCTACTACTGCCACCCCAGGTCACCCGGAGAGCGCGGCAGCAACGAGAAGCAGAACCAGCTTATCCGGTGGTTTTTCCCCAAGGGCACGGACTTCCGCAAGGTAACACAAAAAGAGGTGCGCCGGGTCCAGGACTGGATAAATAATTACCCACGGTTAATCCTGGACTGGCACACCTCTGCGGAACTTTTCAACGTGTTCCTTGCAAGCCTATAAAGACTATAAAAAATTTTTCAAAGAAATTCGGGTTTTAGTATTGACATTTGGCGTGGATTGATATGCCAAGAATGAGCAAGAAACGGAAACAAGAATGGGCATTGTTTCTGAATGACCGTAATCGCATTACCTACAACGAACTTTGCAGAAAATGCAGGAATGACTGTAAGCAGAGTTTCCGCTGTATGGACCTGCTGGTAAATATATTTGATGTGTGCAGCGGCATTGTGGCAACGGCGGCGGGCAGCATCGGCAGCTTGACCGGCGCATCCGTGGCGCTGCCGCAGGAGATCGCGGACGCCATCGGAGGTGTGGGCTTTTTGGCGAGCATCCCCCTTTGGCTGGTGACACTGCTGGGAAGCCTTTTTATTACGGTGCTGGCCTTCATTATGATCCTCACCGTCTATGGGCGCTTTTTTAAGATCTATATGTATGCCGCACTGTCCCCGGTGGCACTGGCGTCCTTTGCCGGAGAGGGGACTTCCCACTTTGGCAAGGCGTTTCTGCGGAGTTATGTGGGCGTGTGCATGGAGGGTGCGGTGATCGTTCTGGCCTGCATCATCTTTTCGGCCTTTTCCTCCAGCGGTACACCGGTGGTGGATAGCAGTACCTCCGTGGTGACGCAGGTGTGGAGCTATTTGGGCGAGGTCATATTTAATTTGCTGGTGCTGGTGGGATTGGTGAAGTCTGCCGACCATATCGCAAAGGAAATGCTGGGACTTTAACCAAAATCATGGCGAATACCGCCACTGCTTCCGATTTCTTCAAATGCGCGAATAATCTCCTCAATTTTTTGAAAGCACTCACTGTCATCAAGACGATCATCTTCAATAATTGCCTTGATTTTGCAGAGCGCTTGATAGCATTGTCCTTCCACTATCTGTGTAAATGGCTCATTCTGCTGCGGGAAAGTGATCTGCACCTCACCTTGGGCAAGGATGTGGCTTAATAATTCCATAGCCAACTCCACTTTTGGAACACCTCAACTTTCTGTATGGGGATTATATCCCCTTAATACATGGGATTATAACCCCCATAATATGAGTAGTCAAGCTGAGGAGGTTCCCATGATTAAATTCGACAAGCTATGGGTGGTTATGGAGCAGAAGGGTGTCACTACCTACGCCCTTCGTGAAAAGGGCGGCATTGACAGTAAGACCATTCGGCGGCTCAGAAATAACGAGAACATGGAGACAAAAACCTTAGACAAGCTGTGTAAGGCGTTAGATTGCAAGTTGGAAGATATTGCGGAGTATATCGCGGATTGAGTAAAGATGATTTGGAGGCTATTCCAAATCATCTTTTTATTATATTTGCAGAAAGAAGGGCTTTAATTGGAAATCAAAATCAACAAGGAGATTCGCACTTACCGCGAAACGCTCTTTTTCGGCCTGTCCGTGCGGCAATTCATCTGCTCCGTTTTGGCGGTGGGCGTTGCTGTGGCGCTGTATTTCGCCCTGAGCCAAGTGTTGGACCGGGAAACGGTGAGTTGGGTGTGCATCGTTGGCGCGGCTCCCGTGGCCGCTGCCGGATTCTTTCAGTACAACGGCCTCACGCTGGAGCAATTCTTGTGGGCGTGGCTGAAATCCGAGGTCATCATGGCAGGCAAGCGTGTCTGGAAAGCGGAAAACTACTATGAAGAAGCATTGAAACGCGAGGTGAAGAAGCATTGATGTTTTTTAAGCAGCACCGCAGCGCAGAACGGGACGCCTTTTCCGTTCCTCACAGCGTCCAGAAATCCATTCCCATCAAACGCATTTATCAAGACGGCGTGTTTCAGGTAAGCGGCAAGTTTTCAAAAACTTGGCGTTTTTTTGATGTCAATTATGCCGTGGCCTCCCCGGAAAAACAGCGGGAATTGTTCATGACCTATTGTTCATTCCTCAATTCCCTCCCCATCGGAGCCACGGCAAAAATCACGCTCTTTAACCGTCAGCTCAATCAAAAGGACTTCGGTCGGACGCTGC